ATGAGCCGCCGACCCGCCCCCGTCCTCGACCTCCAAGACGCGCTCTTCGGCGACACCCCCGCACCACCCGCTCCAGCTATCCCTGAAACCGCCACCGCGCCGGCCGCCAAGCCGGCGCGCACGACCGGCCACCCGAGAGCGCCCCGCCGCGACAAGGCGTGGAACGAGGCCACCCCGTGCGCGCCCACCTGCCTCGCCTGCCACCGCCCCGAACCCGGCCCCGACGCCCCCGCCTGGCCGCTGTGCACGGTGACCGGCAGCCGCCACGCCACCCTCTGCGAACACACCAGCGACGCCTACCGCGCCGACGTGTGCCTCATCACCCTCCACGTCCCGGCCGTCCTGATGACGCTGCCCGAGACCGGGCGCACCGTCGCCGCCGTCACCTGCCCGTACTGCGAACGTCTCCACGCCCACGACCCGAAGCCGGGCCGCCACTACCGGATCAGCCGGTGCCGGGCCGGCCGCAAGCCGTACATCGTCCACGTCCCCGAACGGAGCACCCCGTGACCGTCACCAGTCAGCTCATGGACGCGCTCATCAGCCACTACCGCAAGCCCGGCACCGAGCAGGACGGCGAGATCCTCCTCCCCGAAGTCGCCGCCCCCGGCAGCAACCGGCGCTGCGACCTGCTGCGCATCGGAGTGTGGGCCTCGCGCGGCCACGGCATCGACGTGCACGAGCTCAAGACCTCCCGCTCCGACTGGCTGCGCGAACTCGACGAGCCGGCCAAGGCCGAAGCCTGGTGGCCGTACAGTTCGCGCTTTTGGGTCGTCGCCTCCGCCCGGATGATCCGACCTGAGGAGATACCGACCGGGTGGGGGCTCATGGAGCCACCCGACCGAGCCAACCGGCGCCGCTTCCGCATCGTGGTGAAGCCAGCCGAGCGGCAGCCGAAGCTCACCATCGCGCTGCTGGCCGACCTTGTGGGTCGGGCCGACAACATCCGGGCCCGCGAGATATGGAACCTCAAGCAGGAGCACCGCAACGAGCTCTACCAGCAGGCTGAGAAGATCCGAGCTGAAGCCGGTGCCACCCGGCTCGACTTCGACACTCAGGAGCGGCTCGAACTGCTGGACAAGCTGGAGGCTGCGTTAGGTGTCCGGCTCACAGAGTGGCCGGTGAGGAGAGGCGACCGTATCGGCGTGGACGAGTTCGTGGCGGCGGTCGCCGAGTTCACCCGGGACCACGTGGCGCTCCAGCGCCGCCGCCGCGAGGTGGCCGACATGGAGGACCGGGTCCGGCGCGCAGCCGAATTTGCCCTCGCCCGCCTCTCCCCCGAAATTCGAGGCCCTCAGATCCACGGAGAGCCGCGAACGCGCCCGCACTCTACCCAGGACACCCGACACCACCCATGAACCGCTCCACGGCCCGCACAGCCCCGCGCACGCCACAACCAGCATCGCACCTACGCGCACCTACCCACAGGTGCGCGCACCCCAGCGTCCCCCCGAAGCCTCCAGGAGGGCAGAGCAGTGAAAGAGACCATCCGATTCGACCCGGAGACCGACGAATTCGAGATCGAATACGAGGCAGAAACTCCAGAGGAGCAGCAAGAACTGGCGGAACTCCTACGCCAGATGTTCCCCGGATGCAGGGGCGAAGGAGCCTGAGTCCGATGAGCGACCCATCACCCTCCCAGACAGGCCAAGACCCATCGCTATCGGGTCGATGCGGCAGGAAGACCAAGCGCGGCCCGTGCAAGGCGTGGCCGGTGAAGGGCGCCGCCGTGTGTGTGGCCCACGGCGGCGCAGCCCCGCAGGTGCGCCGGAAGGCGGCCGAGCGGCTGGCCGCGCACGAGGCGCTCGGCGAGCTGGCCAGGCGGGGCGTCACCCCGGTCGACAATCCGCTGTCGGCGCTCGCATCGCTGGCCGGCGAGATTCTGGCGGCGAAGGACGTGTTCCGGGAGCGGGTGTCCCGCCTTCAGGAGGAGGCGTGGCGGTATCAGGACGCGAAGGGTGGCGAGCAGTTGCGCGCGGAGCTGGCCATGTATGAGCGGGCGTTGGACCGGTCGGCGCGGGTGCTGGCGGATATCGCCCGGTTGAAGATCGATGAGCGGTTGACTGCGATCACGGAGCAGCAGGGGCAGGCGTTGGCGGCGGTCATCGTCGCGGTGCTGGATCGGCTCGACCTCGGGGAGCGGGCGGGGCAGGTGCGCGAGCTGGTGGCGGTCGAGTTGGAGAGGTTGGCGGCGTGAGTGTCTGGTCGGTGGCGGCGGCGGCTCTCCGTCCGCGCCCATTTGTGGGGGATCCGGCCGGCTGGGTGGAGGGCCGTCTTCGGCAGGTGGTGTGGTCGAAGCAGCGGGAGATCATGGAGTCGGTGCGGGATCACCGCCGTACCGCCGTCAGGAGCGGGCACGGCGTTGGGAAGAGCCACGTGGCGTCGGGGGTGGCGTCATGGTGGCTCGACACGCACGAGCCCGGCACCGCGTTCGTGGTCACGTCAGCGCCCACCTACGCCCAGGTGAGGGCGATCCTGTGGCGGTACATCCGCCGCATGCACGCGGCAGGCAAACTGCCTGGCCGGGTAAATCAGACCGAGTGGCATCTCGGCGGCGAGCTGGTCGCCTTTGGCCGCAAGCCGGCCGACCACGACGAGTCGGCGTTCCAGGGTATCCACGCCCGCTACGTGCTCGTCATCCTGGATGAGGCGTGCGGGATTCCGGGGCAACTCTGGGTGGCGGCCGACGCGCTCACCACGAACACCGACTGCCGAATCCTGGCGATCGGGAACCCGGACAACCCTGCGTCGGAGTTCCGCCGGGTGTGTCAGCCGGGCAGTAGCTGGAACGTGATCGGGATCAGCGCGTTCGACTCGCCGAATCTGACCGGCGAGCAGGTGCCGTCTGCGGTGGCTCAGGCGCTCGTGTCGAGGGAGTGGGTGGAGGAGAAGGCGCGCGAGTGGGGTGTCGAGAATCCGCTCTACAAGTCGAAGGTGCTCGGCGAGTTCAGCGAGGACAGCGAATGGCAGGTCGTCCGTACGAGCGACTTGGCGGCGTGCCGGATCGACCCGGAGAACAAGCCCGCGCCGGCCGATCTGCTGCCGGTCGAGCTGGGGGTGGACGTGGGGGGCGGCGGCGATGAGACGGTGATCCGGGAGCGGCGCGGCCGGGTGGCCGGGCGGGAGTGGCGGGCGCACACGGACCGGCCGGAGAAGATCGCGCCGCTCGTGCTCAACGCGATCCGCGAGTCGGGCGCCACCTCGGTAAAAGTCGACTCGATCGGTGTCGGGTTCGGCGTGATCGGCGAACTCCGGAATCGGGGGTTGCGCGGCGTGCAGATCGTGGCGGTGAACGTGGCGGAGAAGGCGTCGAGGCCGGACAAGTACGTCAACCTGCGGGCGGAGTTGTGGTGGGAGGTCGGGCGCGGCATGTCGGAGCGGCGCGGCTGGGACCTGTCGGGCATGGCCAACGCGGACACCACCGTGGCGCAACTCGTCGAACCACAGTGGGACGTCGACCCGCAAGGCAGGATCCGGGTGGAGAAGAAGGAGGAGATCATCAAGCGCTTGGGGCGGTCGCCGGACAACGCTGACGCGCTGCTGCTGGCCTTCTACAGCGGGACGCGTCCGCGTATCCGCACACTGGGACGATGACGGAAGGGTTCGACGTGGATGAGCAGCGGTTCCAGGTCCGCAAGTACGTGACCTACCAGCGCATCTCGGATGAGGAGGCGATGGAGTTCGGGCTGATCCCGGACACCCGCCCGCCTCTGCCGCCGCCGTCGTGGCGGCAGCGGGCCCGGTGGCGGATCGCTGCGGCGGTGCGGCCGGTGCGGCTGCGCCTGGCGGCCCGGGTCGGCGGGGTGTCGGTCGAGGCGCTGGAGGAGGCGACGTGGCTGTGATGGCCTTGGGTGTACTGGCTGTCGGCGCCATCGTGGTGGTGTGGCTGGTGGCGCGTGAGTGCCGTCGGGTCGATCGGGCGTGGCGGGAGGCTGCCGAGGCGTGGGGTCGCGCGGAAGCGGCGTGGACTCGGTCGGCTGAGAGCTGGGAGCGGGCGTCCGTGACCTGGGCCGAGGTGGCTCGGCTGCGGGCGGCGAGGCGTCCGCGTCAACCCCGCCGTTAGCGGCACAGGAAATTTTTCGCCTTCGTGCACCTGAAACCGTAGATTCTCCTGTCTCGTCTGTACCATCCGGGTCATGGCCACCCCCGCGACGGCCCCCCGAGTCGGCTTCCGGCAGGCGTTCCGCACCGAGCGCGCCGCCGCCACTCCGCGTCCGCCGCGCACCCCTCTGGCCGTGCGCGCGGCCCGCTGGCTCGCCCGCCGTCTCCCGGCCTGGCCCGCCATCCGAACCCTGCTGCTCAGTGTGGCCGGCTTCGGGATGCTGACCGCCGCCGCCTGGACGTTGCATGTCGCCGCTGGCCTCGCCGTCGGCGGCGTCTCCCTGCTGGTCCTGGAAGCCTTGTCGGGTGGTGACCGGCGTTGAGGTCGCCGCTCGGGATGCTGGCCCGCGCCGTCACGAACAAGGCGCCCGTCCCGTACACCTCGCGCGGTGCCCGGTTCGCGTTGCCGTTCTCCGGCCGGAACGACGCCGTCTCGCAGATGCAGGCGATGGGTACCGTCGGCACCCTGTTCTCGATCGTGCACCGTACGTCGAACGCGGCCTCGCAGGTGGATTGGAAGCTGTGGCGCCGCGCTGCCTCGGGCAAGGACGAGGACCGGGTCGAGCAGACCTCGCACCTCGCGCTCGACATCTGGCGGAAGCCGAATCCGTTCATGCCGCGGCAGGAGTTCGTCGAGTCCACACAGCAGCACGTGGATCTGACGGGCGAGGGCTGGTGGGTGGTGGCCCGCAACCCGCGGATGCGCTCCATCCCGCTGGAGTTGTGGCCTGTCCGGCCGGACCGGATGATCCCGGTCCCGCACCCGCAGGATTTCCTGGCCGGCTACATCTACGTCAGTCCTGACGGCGAGCAGGTGCCGCTGCGGCTGGATGAGGTCATCCAGTTGCGGATGCCGAACCCGATGGACCCGTACCGGGGTATGGGCCCGGTGCAGTCGATCCTGGCCGAGCTGGACGCGACCAGGTACAGCGCGGAGTGGAACCGCAACTTCTTCGTCAACTCGGCGCTGCCGTCCGGGATCATCGAGGCGCCGCAGAACCTAGGCGACGAGGAGTTCAACCAGCTTCGCGACCGGTGGGAGGAGCAGCACCGCGGTGTCGCGGCCGCGCACCGGGTGGCCATCCTTGAGGGCGGCTTGAAGTGGGTGGACCGCAAGTTCACGCAGCGGGACATGCAGTTCGTCGAGCTGCGGCAGGTGTCTCGGGATGTGATCCGTGAGGCGTTCGGGATGCCGAAGTTCGCGCTCGGCGACGTTGACGACGTAAACCGGGCGGTGGGTGAGGCGTCGGCGGCGTGGTTCGCCGAGTACCTGACCGTCCCCCGTCTGGAGCGGATCAAGGCGGCGCTCAACCATGATTTCCTGCCGCTGTTCGGCGACACCGCCCGCGACCTGGAGTTCGATTACGAGGACCCGGTGCCGCCTGACGCCGAGTCTCGGGATCGTGAGCGTACGAGCAAGGCGACGGCGGCGAAGCTGTACGTGGACGCGGGCTTCACCGGCGAGTCTGTGGTGGAGGCGCTGGATCTGCCGGACACGCTCGTCTGGAAGGAACCCGCCCCACAGCCCTCCCCTGCCCCTGCCGCTCCGCCGCCGCCGGGGCCGTCCCCTGACGCGCTGCTGCGCCGCCTCCAGGTGCGCGCCGCTGCCGACCCGGTGACCGGGCGGGAGGACTGGGAGGACCGGCTCGAAGATCTGCTCGCCGAATGGGAGCAGATCAGCGAAGACCAGCGGCGGGAGCTGCTCGACCAGATCCGGCGCGTCGTCGATGAGGGCGCCGGCGAGGGTGCTGCGCAGGGTCTGGTTGGCCTGGCCGTCTCCAGTGGTGTGGCTGCGGCGCTGCTGGAGGCGGTCATGGTGTTGCAGGCGGAGGCGGCGGCCGGGCGGATGGTGGAGGTGGCGGCCGCGCAGGGTGTCGCCATCGAGCCCGCCCCCGTCTCCGGCGCGCTGGCGGCGGCGCTGGCGGCCGGCGCTGCGGTGACGGCCGCTCTGCTCGCGTCGAGCCTGGCGGTGGCTGCGGGCAGGGCGGCGCTCCGCGTGTGGGCGCCCGGCATGACGGGCGAGCAGGTGGCCGGCCGGGTCGGGGCGTGGCTGGAGAGCCTGACGGATGCCGGGCTGCGCGCGGAGCTGGGCGGCGCGATCTGGGCGGCGGAGAACCTGGGCCGGTTCGCCACCCTCGAGCTCGCGATCGCGGATGGGCGGGGCGCCACCTGGTACGAGGCCAGCGAGATCAGAGACTCGAACACATGTTTCCAATGCCGCGATATCGACGGCGAACGGTTCGACACGCTGCGCGACGTGCGCGAGTCGTATCCGCATGGCGGCTTCTTCGCGTGCCTCGGAACGATCCGGTGCCGTGGCACCGTGGAACCTCACTGGGGTGACTCATGAGCAAGCCGAGGATCGATGCTGCGCTGGCGGCGCGGGTGCAGGCGCTGCTGGCTGACCGGAACGCGCAGCCGCTCCCGGGCGGGCACGTCCGGCCGGAGCTGAAGGTGACCGCGCAGACGGAAGGCCAGCCCGCCGAGCTGCTGTTGTACGACGAGATCGGGTTCTGGGGCATCTGGGCGGTCGACGTGGCCGCCGCCTTGTCGACGGTGTCGGGGCCGCTGCACGTGCGCGTCAACAGCCCTGGCGGGGACGTGTTCGACGGGATCGCGATCTACAACATGCTGGCCGACTACCCCGGCCATGTGACCGTCACCGTCGACAGCCTCGCCGCCAGCGCAGCCAGCTTCATCGCGATGGCGGGCGACACCATCCGCATGAACCGCGCCTCACAGATGATGATCCACGACGCTTCCGGCGGTTGCCGCGGCAACGCCGCCGACATGCGGGCGATGGCCGGGCTGCTCGACCAGATCTCCTCCACCATCGCCGGCATCTACGCCGGCCGGGCGGGCGGCACGGTCGAGGAGTGGCGCGAGCGGATGCTCGTGGATGGCGGGTTCGGCACCTGGTACACCGCCGAGCAGGCGGTCGAGGCCGGTCTCGCCGACGAGCTCGCCGCGACAGCCGACAGCGACGAGGACGAGCCAGGCGGGCAGGAGGCCGCGGGCCGGGTGGCGGTGGCCGCGCTGTTCCCGTACGGCGACGCCGCCCGCTGGCGGGCCGCCGCCCACACCCCCGCCCTGGGGGACCAGAGCCAGGCGCCGGCGGTGCGCGAGCAGCCTGAGGCCCCCGTTGCGGCTGCTGCGCCGTCCCCCGCGGTGGTTCCCACCCCGCCGCCGGCGCCTGCACCAACCGCCCCGCTGGACGCGGAGGCGCCCCCCGCTGACGCCGGGCCTGAGCCGGCCGTCGAGCCGGACCCTGATCCGTGGGCGGCGTCTGTCGCTCACATGCTGAACACCCCCACGCCGGAGGGCGTGCTGGCGAGCCTGAGGAGGGCTGTGCTGTGACGACACCTGTCCTGCCGAAGGACATCCCCATCCCGAAGAACAGCGACGAGCTGGCGGAGATGATGGGCGACCCGGGCCGCCTCGCGCCGGTACTCGCCGACACGAAGGCGCTACAGGAGTTCATCAAGGCGTACGCCGAAGCTCAGCAGGCGCCGGGCACCGACCTGCACCGGCAGATCGAGGCCGAGGTGCAGCGCGGCATGGCCGCGTTCCTGAAGGACAACGCGGCCAGCGGGGACGGCATCCAGCGGCTGAACCTGGACCCGCAGACCCGCCCGGCGAACATGCTGACCGGGCACCGGCAGGCGGCGGCGTACAACCCGAAGGCTCCGGGCGCGGTGCTCGACAACGAGTTCGCGAGCGCGGCGGAGTACTTCCACAACGCGTGGCATCTGAACCCGAACGCGGACGCGCGGGCGAAGATGCAGCGGATCCGGAACGCCTACAGCACGGTGGTGCCCAGCGAGGGCGGCTTCCTCGTCCCGGAGACGCTGCGCTCGCAGCTTCTCCAGGTGGCGCTGGAGATGGCCGTGGTCCGGCCAAGGGCGACGGTGGTTCCGATGGAGTCGGCCCGCGTCCCGTTCCCGATGATCGACTCCACATCGAACGCGTCCAGCGTTTTCGGCGGCATGGTCGGCTACTGGACCGACGAGGCCGCCATGCTCGAAGAGTCGAACCCCAAGTTCGGCAAGATCGTCCTCGACGCGCAGAAGCTCACCGGCTTGGCCGTCGTCCCCAACGAACTGCTGTCCGACTCCCTCATCTCGTTCGCGGCGCTGATCGAGACGCTGTGGCCGCAGGCGCTCGCCTTCTTCGAGGACGTCGCCTTCATGTCCGGCAGCGGCGTCGGCGAGCCGCTCGGCTTCCTCGGCGCGGGCAACAGCGCAGGCGTCGCAGTCGCCGCGGAGGCCGGCCAGCCCGCGGACACGATCGTGCTGGAGAACGTCATCAAGATGTACTCCCGCATGCTGCCCGCGTCGCTGTCGCGCGGCATCTGGATCTGCTCCCCCGAGGCGATCCCCGAACTGTTCACGATGGCTCTGTCCGTCGGTACGGGCGGCGGCCCGGTCATGCTGACCAACGTCGCAGGCCCGGCCCCGATGACCATCTTCGGTCGGCCCCTGGTGGTCAGCGAGAAGGCTGGCCGGCTCGGCGACCGCTCCGACCTGGCGTTCGTCGACCTGTCGTACTACCTGGTCGGAGACCGGCAGACCATGTCCGCCGACTCCTCCACCGACTACAAGTTCGGGTCGGACCAGACCACGTACCGGATCATCCAGCGCGTCGACGGCAAGCCCTGGATCAAGAGCGCGATCACGCCGAACAACGGCGGCCCGTCGCTGTCCCCGTTCGTCGAGATCGCGGCGCGCTGAGAGGAGTAGGCACATGTCTGGAATGGAAGGGCTCGGCAGGGTCTTCAACGTGGTCCCGGCCGCGTCCGGGGTGCACATCCCGATGAAGGACGCCGCCGCCATCTCGTTCGTCACCTTCGAGGACGACGGCAGCACGATTCTGACGTTGAAGGAGTCGATCGACGGCGCCAGCGAGCAGAACCTCGCCGTCATGACCCGCTTCCACAAGGCGCCCGGTGTGGGCGGCACGTGGACGCTGGTCGAGCAGGCGGCTGCGGCAACGTACGACCTGGGCGACGACACCACGAACGACGCGACCGTGGTCACGGTGCGGGCCGCCCAGCTGTCCGACGGGTTCAACTGCGTCGAGGCGACCGTGGACGGCGGTATCTGTGTCGCGATCCTGCACGACCTGATGGTCCAGCGGGATCCGGCGAACCTCGCCACGAACGTGGACGCGTAGGGGGCCGGGATGACCACGATGATCCAGGGCTCGCAGGTGCGGACTCTGCTGCTGGGCAGCGGCCCGGTCGCGTCCCCTTCGGGCGCGTTCGCGGCGGACACCCGCACGATCTTCACGGTGGCGGGCGGCGAGGTGATGATCACCGCGCTGTGGGGTGTCGTCACCACCAGCATCACCGTCGCCAACACGGTCAAGCTGCAGACCAACCCGACCGCCGGCGACACCGCTGACCTCGTCACGGCCACGGACATCGGCACCACCGACTCGACGGTGGGGACAGTGCTCGGCGTGCTCGACCAGACCGACACGCCGCCCGACCTGAACAAGGGTGGCAAGGCTTTGTCCGGCGTCGTCGTGTCGACGGGCAACATCGAGCAGGTCACCACCGGCACCACCCCGGATGGTGCGGTCACCTGGTATTGCACCTGGGTGCCGCTGACCGACGGCGCCACGCTGGTGGCCGGCTGATGAGCCTGCACGGGTGCGCTGACTGCTCCACCTCGTACGCGGTGGGGTTGGAGGCGTGCCCGAACTGCGGGTGCAGGGAGCGCGTCGAGGAGGGACGGGCCGTGCGTGGGTCGCGGCTGCCCTTCGTTGACGTCGCCTGTTCGACTGCCGGGTGCCGCGCTGAGGGCGTGGTCCGCCGCATCCACAAGCCGATGATCGTGCCTGGGGTGGTGGAGCAGACGGCGTATGCCTGTGTGCCGTGCGGCCTGGTGATGCAGCCCGTCGGCGGCTGGCCGGCGCCTGGGTTGGAGGAGAACATGCCGAAGATCACTCGCCATGGTGGGGCGTCGAACGCGGCGGCCGGGTCTGCGGAGGATGCCGCCCGGCCGTCGTCCGAGATCGGAGAGGGTGAGCAGCCATCAGTTGGGAGCAGCTCCGAGACATCCTCCGAGAGGCCGCCAAGCTCGCCCGAGACGAGCGGGACCGACCGCCCGAAGCCTGCCCCCAAGACGGGGAGCCGCTCCAAGCGGGCCCGCGGGGCGAGCTCCACTGCCGGTTCGACGGATGGATCTGGCGAGGCTGACGCCTCTTGAGACTCCCCGGGCGCCCGTCCACGGCTAAGGGGCGCCCGGGGGCCACAAACGGCCGTGGAGAGCCGATCAGCGCAGGGAGGAGGGGACGGACATGGCGGCACCGTGGTACTGCACTCGCGAGGACGTGAAGCGGGCGTTGGACGTCAAGGAGACCGCGCGCAGCAACGCGCAGGTCGACCGCGCCATCGACTCCGCCTCGCGCACCGTCGAGGGCAGGTTGCATCGCCGCTTCTACCCGGAGACCGCCACCCGCACCTTCGACTGGCCGAACGCGCAGCGGGCCCGCCCGTGGCGGCTGTGGCTGGACCAGCACGAGCTCGCCTCGGTGACCACCCTTATGGCGGGCGGGGTGACGGTCGCCTCCAGCGACTTCCTGCTGTATCCGACGGGCGGCCCGCCGTACAACAGGCTAGAGATCGACCTCGACTCCTCCGCCGCGTTCGCCAGCGGGGACACCCACCAGCAGGCCATCTCCATCGCCGGCGTGTACGCGGGCTGCCCGCTCGACGAGGCCCCGGCCGGCGCCCTCGCTGAGGCGCTCGACGCCTCCGAGACGAGCGTGGACGTCACGGACGCCGCGGCGGTCGGGGTGGGCGACATTCTGCGCGTCGGTACGGAGCGGATGATCGTCACCGGTCGGGCGATGCTCGACACCGGGCAGAACATCGCCGCCGACCTGACGGCGTCGAACGCGTCCGTCACCGTGACTGTGACGGACGGCACCGCCTACGCGGTGGATGAGGTGCTGCTGGTCGGGTCGGAGCGGATGCTCGTGGTGGACGTCGCGGGCAACGACCTCACCGTGCGCAGGGCGTGGGACGGCAGCGTGCTGGCCGCGCACACCGCGGGGGCGGACGTGTATGCGCCGCGCACGCTGACCGTGACGCGGGGGGCGCTCGGCACGACAGCGGCCGCGCACGACACGGCTGCCGCGGTGGTCCGGCATCTGGTGCCCGGCCTGGTGCGTGACGCTGTCGTGGCGTTGGCGTTGGCGCAACTGCTGGGCGAGCAGGGCGGCTACACGGCGGCGGGCGCCCGGTCGGCGGCGTCGGGGTCGGTGGCCGGGTCGCGTCCGCAGTCCCGGCAGGTGGGCGGCGGCGCGGGCGACGTGCTGGCCATGGCCTTCGACGCGTACGGCCGCAAGGCCCGCACGAGGGCGGTCTGACATGGGCTCTTGCACCGCGTTCACGGCCCGCGCAGAGGCGCGCGAGTTGCCCCCGGTTGATGGGTGGCGGCGGGCCGCGGCGACAGGCGTGGTCGTCTTCAGGTGCTCGTGCGGCACGGTCGTCCGAGGCGGACGGGGCGAGGTGGCGGCGCTGGCGGGGCCGCACATGCGCAGGGCGAGGGGTGAGACCCGTGCTTGAGATCCACGCGACGATCCACATGAAGGGCCCCGTCTACGACGGCCGCGCGCCCCGCGTGCTCGACGATTTCGCGCAGGCGGCGGTCGACGAGGTGGCCGAGCAGGGCTTCCGCGACATCGGGTTCACGCTCGTCCGCGTGCTCAAGCATCCGACCGGCCACTACCAGTCCCGGATCCGTAACAGGCCGATCGGCCCGCTCACCCGCGTGCTGTACGACGACCGGGTGATCTACGGGTGGTGGCTGGAAGGCGTCGGCTCCCGCAACAGCCCCGTCACGCGGTTTGAGGGGTATTTCACGTTCCGGCGGGTCGCCCAGCACCTGAAGAAGAAGGCCCCGCAGATCGCGCAGCAGACGTTGCGCCGCTACATCGGCAGGTTGCAATGACGATCCGCCGCAACCTGTGCGTTAACCCCGCCCTGGCCAACGACGCGGACGGGTGGGGTGGCGGCTCCACACCCACCAGGACGGACGTGACCGGGCAGGGCTTCGACCGGCAGTGGGCGGCCCGGTACAGCTCGGGCACGTTCACCAGCAGCGCGCGCGGCGCCGTCACCCCGGGCGAGACCTACACGTTCAGCGAGTACGTCTACATCGACAACGTGGCCGCCGCCATCTCCGGCACGATCTACGTCGAGTGGCGGGACGCCGCCGCCAACGTGCTGTCCTACTCGGACGGCCCATACAGCGTGCCCGGCGGCACCGTCTCCCGCGTGTCGATCACCGCCACCGCCCCGGCCAACGCCGCGTTTGGCCAGATCATCACGGACAACTACAACTTCGCGACCGGGGCGGGCGACTTCACGCAGGTCCTCATCGAGCAGACTGCGACGCTGGGCGACTACTTCGACGGCGACTCCCCCGACTCCTCCTGGGACGGCACGCCAGGCAACTCCACCTCCACCTTCGACGACACGCCCGCACCGAGCTTGGAGGCTGCGTTGGCGCTGCATGCTGCCGCGATCCTGGACGCTCTCCAGTCCCACGCCCTCGCCTCCGGCCTGTTCGAGCGGGTGAACGCGCACGAGCCGGCGAACCCGCCCGGCAACGGATTGACAGCGGCAATCTGGGCGGACTCCATAGCTCCACTCCCGGCCGGGTCCGGTTTGCGGGTGACGTCGGCGCGGGTGGCGTTCAACCTGCGCATCTACACCAACGCCGACTCCGATCCGCGCGACGCGATCGACCCGGCGGTGATGACCGCTGTGGATGTGCTGATGACCGCCTACAGCGGCGACTTCGAGCTCGGCGGCAACGTCCGCAACGTCGACGTGCTGGGGATGGCGGGGACTCCGTTGTCGGCGCAGGCGGGCTATCTGGAGCAGGGCCGCACCCTGTACCGGGTCATGACGCTGACGGTCCCTGTGCTGATCAACGACGTGTGGGAGCAGGTGCCCTGATGGCGAAACAGAGCGGCCTCGGCGACGCCTTCTGGCTCGGCGGCTACGACCTGTCCGGCGACGTCGGCTCGCTGGGCCGGATCGGCGGCGGCCTCGCCGGAACCCAGGACGTGACCGGCATCAACAAGAGCGGCATGGAACGCATCGGCCTCGTCCGCGACGGGGCGCTGGAGTGGACGTCGTTCTTCAACCCGGCCACCGCCGCGGCGCACGAGGTGCTGTCCACCCTGCCGACCACGGACCGGATCTGCACGTACGGGCGCGGCACCGCGCTCGGCTCCCCCGCCGCCTGCATGGTCGGCAAACAGATCAACTACGACCCGAGCAGGGCCGCTGACGGCAGCCTCACCATCTCGGTGCAGGCCCTCGCCAACGGCTACGGGCTGGAGTGGGGACGGCAGCTCACCGCCGGGGCGCGCACCGACACGGAGGCCACCGACGGCGACTCCGTCGACTTCGGTGCGGCCGGATCGTTCGGGCTGCAGGCGTGGCTGCACGTCACCGAGTTCACCGGGACAGACGTGACGATCGCGTTGGAGCAGTCCTCGGACGACGCTGCGGCGGATGCGTTCGCGGCGGTGACGGGCGGCGCGTTCACCGAGGTCACCGCCGGGCCGACATCGGAGCGGATTCAGACCGCGCGGGATCAGGCGGTCGAGCAGTACCTGCGCGTGGTCACGAGCACGACAGGCGGTTTCACGTCGCTGTCCTTCGTCGTGGTCGTCAGCGTCAACCCGGTCTCGGTGGTGTTCTGATGGCCTTCACGCCGTGCACCAGCGGGACGGTCGCCCTCTACACGGTCGACGACGAGACGCTGCTCGCCGTCCCGGTCGAGGCGTGGGACGAGCAGGGCGTCGCCCACATCGCCGGGATCAAGGGCCTTATCCAGGCCGACACGCGGCCCGGCTTCCTGCGACTGGAGCAGGCGTCGCAGCCGCTCCCCGCCCCGGGCCGGCCTGTGCGGGAGCCGGTGCGGGTTGGCCCGCCGCCGGGGAGACGTCCGGGCCCGCGCGACCCGACCGATCCGCGTGGGCCGCGACCGGATCCGCCGAGAGGGAGGCAGCCGTGAGACCACTGACGAGGATCACCCCGTCCGCGCCGGCGGGCGCGTTCCAGACGTACCGGATCATCTCGCCACCCGACCGGGCTGTGCGCAGCGCGTGCGAGGAGGTGGGCTGTCTCGCCTGGCTGCACGGCTGGGAGACGCGGGTGGACGAGCGCACCGACCTCGGCAGTGCGCAGGCGCTCTACATCCGGGCGGACTCCGGGCGGACGTTCCGGGAGTTGCGGACGGCGGAGGGGCTGACCGTGTTCCGGTTCGAGCCGCGGCAGCGGTGCTTCGCCGAGCACCGCACCCGGCCCGAGTTCTACAGCGTGCGCGGCGGCGACTGGCGGCAGGACTTCGGCACGCTCCGCCAGCATCAACGCGGCCAGGACTGGGTTGAGGACTTCAGCCTCCACCAGGACCGGCTCGCCGACCATCAGAGGAAAGGGTGACCGACGTGGCGTACCTGATAGGCGGCGACCTGCTCACCGCGCTGCGGGAGGCAGGGCTGTGCGACGACGACACGAAGCGCGTGGTCATCGACGTCCAGGCAGGCCACGTCCCGGTGATCTACACCGAGAAGTTCGCCGATCCGAAACGTGACCTGCTGTCGGTCGTGACCGCGCTCGGCGGCGTCCAGGTCGAGATCAAGAAAGCTGAAGAGGGAGGGCAGTAGCCGTGGCCAAGGAATCAGGCCTCGCCTGGTCCGCGCTGTCGATCGACGACAGCAGCGGCACCCTGCGCGACATCCGCAACGACATCACCAACTTCGAGTTCGCCACCCCCAGGGCGGTCCAAGACATCACGGGCGTGGACAAGAGCGCGATGGAGCGGCAGCTCCTGCTCGCCGACATGAGCATGACCTTGAACCTCGTGTTCAACGACGCCGCCAACATGTCGCACGACGTGTTCAAGACCGCGCCCAGCACCAACGTGGCCCGAGAGTTCACACTCACCGTGTCCGGCCAGACCCTCGGCACCACGCCGCTGTGCACCCTGCTCCCGACCGACTACGCGCTCACTCGGGCGGCTGACGGGTCCCTAGTCGGCCAGGTGCCGCTGGTACTCGCCAACGGAGCCATCCCCACCTGGACCAGCGCGTGACCGGGTTCGTACGCCCGCGCACGCTCAAGCTGACGTGGGCCGACGGCGAGTTCGCCGGGCTGGAGATCCGCGCCCGACGGTCCAGCCTGGAAACCTACTTCCAGTTCGCGCCCATCCTCGACGGCGGCATCGACGTCTCCACCCCGGACGGACGCAAAGAGTTCCTCGACCTGTTCCTCGAGTTCGGCGAATACCTCGTGAGCTGGAACCTCGAAGACGAAAACGAGCACGGCACCCGCACACCCATCCCGTGCACGCCTCAGGAGTTCCTCAACCAGGACCCCCGCTTCGTGCGCGAGGTGCTCGACCAGTGGGCCGACGCCATCGCCGGAGTCGCCGCCCCTTTGGACAGCAAATCGGCCAGTGGCGAGCCGTTCCCGGAGGCGTCACTGCCGATGGATGCGTTGTCGCCGAGCCTCGCGAGCTAACGCACGCGAGGTGGGTGCTGCGGCAGTGCGAACGCTTCGGCTGCCTGCCCGGCGCCTTGATGCAGGAAGACGCAGGACTACTCAAGCTCCTGCGGCTGGAGGAAATGGCTGGACCGGAGCCCAGGGAGGAGGTGAGCTGGCTTGGCGAATGACGTCGAAATTGTCATCACGGCCAAGGACAAGTCCGGGCCGGCCTTCGCCGCCGCCCGCACCAAGCAGCGCGCCTTCGCCGCCGACACCAAGGCGACACTCGGCAAGGCCGGGCAGGACGCAGGCCGCGCTCTGGGCGACGGGATCGTTGAGGGCGCAGACGGGCGGCTGAGGGACGCCCGGGGCAGGTTCGTCAAGGGCGGCCAGGACCTCGGCGGCGGCATCTCCGACGGGATCAAGGACGGCACCGAGCGGGGCGGCCGGTTCGTGTCCGGCTTCGCCGCGAGCACCCTGAAGACCTTCGGCAGGTTGGGCCCGGCCGCAGGGGCGTTGCTGACCGCTGGCCTGGTGGGAGCGGCTGCGAGTGCGGGCACCGTGGCGGGCGGCATCACGTTGGCCGCCGGTGCGGCGCTGACTGGCATTGGTGTCGCCTCGGCCGTGCAGTCGCAGGCGGTGCGCCGCGACTGGGCGCAGACCGCGCGGGAGGTCCGCTCGGAGCTGGCCGAGGTGGCGCAGCCGATGGAGGACTCTGCGAGTCGCGCGGCCACCGTCACCCGCAACACGTTCGGCCGGCTGAAGCCCTTCCTCGCGCGGTTCTTCGAGGATAGCCAGCCGTCCGTCGACCGGTTTGTTCGGTCGATCGGTGACGGGGTGGCGTCCCTCGGCCCCGCCCTCGGCCCTCTGGAGCGCGGCTACTCCGCCGTCCTGGACCGGATCTCCGCCCGCTCGCCGGAGATTTTCGGCGCGCTGGAACGCTCGCTGTCGAATCTCGGCGCCACGGCGGAGGAGCACGCCGACGACATCGCCGGCGCGCTGGAGTTCGTCGCCCGGACGGCGGAGGCGACCACGGTGGCGATCGACTACCTGGCGGACTCGTGGTCCGATCTGACCGGCGACATCGAGGCTGCCAACGACGCGGGGGAATCGGCTGGCGTCAGCTTCGGCAGGTGGATGCACAGCGTCGCCGAGTCGATGGGCATCAACACCGAGCAGATGAAGAAGCAGAAGGCGCAATGGGACGCCCTCGACGCGGCCGCCGCCAACCCGGACGGGGTGCAGAAGGCAGCCGAGGCAACGGGCGTCCTGGGCGGCAAGGCCGCCGACACCACGGTCGGGCTGCGCGACCTGGCCACCGCGATGGATGAGCTGAACGGGGCCGCGCTCGATGCCGCCGATGCTCAGATCGGCGTCGAGGAGGCGATCGACCGGGCTGCGGAGTCTGTCCGCAAGAACGGGCGCACGCTGAACGTCAACACGGAGGCTGGCCGGGCGAACCGGTCTGCGCTGCTGGATCTGGCGCGGGCGGCGCAGAAGCACATCTCCTCGATGCAGGCCGAGGGCGCCTCGACCGAGGAGATCGCGGGCAAGTATCAGCGCTACCGCGACCAGCTTGTGAGCACGCTGCAGGCAGCGGGGAGGACGCGGGCTGAGGCGCGCGCGTTGGCGGACCAGTGGTTGGCGACGCCTGAGCAGGTGACCACGCACGTCGAGGCCGACCTGACCGACCTGAAGTCTCGACTGAAGGAAGCCAAGAACCGGCTGAACGACCCGAACTTGACCCGGCCGGAGCGGACCCGGATCCGGGGCGAGATCTCCGACTTGCAGGCCAAGGTGGCCGCAGCCAAGCGGGCTCTGGCGTCCATCCAAGGCAAGACCGTCACCATCCGGTCGAACTACGTGACCACGCACACCTACCAGTCGGGTACGGCGTCGCTGCGTGAGCTCCTCCCGGGGTTCGGGCGGGCGTCGGGCGGCATCTCGGGCGGCGGCCGCGGCCTCCGCAAGATGGCGACCGGCGGGATCGGCGGCGGAACCCCGGTCATGGTCGGCGAGCAGGGCCCGGAGCTCGTGAACTTGCCGTTCGGGTCGAGCGTGAGCCCGGCCGGGCAGACTCGGGCGCGCATGATGGGCGGCGGCGGGTTCGGCAGCATCAGCATGGCGTTCCGGCAGGGCCAGCAGGGCGGCTCGTCGAGGGGCGGGCTCGACGGGATCGTCGACAGCCTGCGCGAGGTCCTCAGCTTCCGTGAGGCGCTGGAGAAGCTGTCGTCCACCCTGATCGGCCAGACCCGCGCAGTCAGCGCGTACGAGGCCGCTTGGGACGCCGCCGGCCGCAGCCTGAAAGAGAACGGAAAGAGGCTGTCCCTCACCTCCGAGAAGGGCCGCGAGAACCGCGGTGCCTTGCTGGACTTGGCGGACGCTGCGCGCGAGGTCGTCATCGCCATGCAAGAGCAGGGCCGCTCCAGCTCCACCCTGCTCTCGACGATGAAGGAGCAGCGGAACGAGTTCATCACCATGGCCCGCCGCATGGGCCTGTCCAAGAAGGACGCCGGCGCGATGGCCGACCGGATGGGGCTCACCACCGCCGGCGTACGCTCCGCCCTCGCCGGCGGCAAAGCAGGCGGCGGCCCAGCCGGCGGCTGGACCCTGGTGGGCGAGCGAGGCCCCGAACTGGCAAGGCTGCCCTTCGGGTCGAGCGTGGTCCCCGCGGGACAGTCCGCCGCGATGATGGCCGCAGGCGGCACCAGCCCGGCGCCAGTCGTGCTCGAACTCCGCTCCTCCGGCAGCGCGGTGGACGACCTGCTGTTGAAGATCCTGCGCGGCGCCATCCGCACCCGAGGCGGCAACGTCCAACTCGTACTCGGGAGGACGTGATGGCTTTCCCTGAGGATGTGCTGCCCCTGGTCGTGGAACTGTATCTCGATGGCGGCTGGGTGGACGTCACCTCGCACGTCTACCGGCGCGACATGGTGCAGGTGCAGCGCGGCCGGGCGGACGAAGCCTCCTCCCTCGACCATGGCTCATGCTCGCTCACTCTCAACAACAGGTCGGGCGACTACAGCCCCCGCAACCCGGTCGGCGCCTACTACGGGCAGCTTGGCCGCAACACGCCGATCCGCGTGGCGGTCGAGGACGGGCCCACGTACCTCAACGTTCCGGGCGGGATGGGCGACTACGCCAGCACCCCCGACTCCGCCGCCCTGTCGGTGACCGGGGATATCGACGTCCGCATCGACCTGGTCCTCGACTCGTGGGAGGGCATCGGGATCAGCCAGGACCTGATCGGCAAATGGGACAGCGTCGGCGACGAAGGCTCGTGGGCGCTCTACCTGCTGGAGGGCGGGACGCTGCGGCTGTATTGGACCGAGGACGGCGCCGCAGAGCAGAGCGAGTCCGCCACCGAGACCGTTCCCATCACCACGGACCGCCGCCTCGCGGTGCGCGCCACGTTGGACGTGAACGACGGCTCGGGCAACTACGAGGTGCGCTTCTACACCGCGCCGACGCTGGACGGGTCGTGGACGCAGCTCGGCGACACCATCGTCACCGCAGGCACGACCAGCATTTTCAACTCGACGTCGAGCCTGTTCATCGGCAAGATCCCGTCGTTCACGTTCGCTGGGATGCAGGGCCGTGTGCTCGCCGCCGAGTACCGCAACGGCATCGCCGGAACCGTGGTGGCGAAGCCGGATTTCACGAGCCAGACGGCCGGCGACACCAGCTTCGCGGACACGGCCAGCAGCCCGAACACGTGGACGATCAACGGCGACGCCTCCATCTCCGACCGCTGCTACCGCTTCCACGGCGAGGTGAGCTCGTGGCCGCCGCGGTGGGACATCAGCGGGCAGGACGTGTACGTGCCCGTCGAGGCGTCCGGGGTGCTGCGCCGGCTCGCCCAGTCCGGCAGCGTCCTCGGCAGCGCCCTGTATCGCGGCCGTATCTACGACACCGCGGGCCTGGTGGCGTACTGGCCGATGGAGGATGAGGAGGGCTCGACGTCGCTGGCTCCGGCGCTGGCGCATGAGCCGCTCACCATCACCGGGGCGCCGGAGCTGGCCAGCTTCGAGGACTTCACCGCATCCAACCCGATCCTCGTGTTGAACGGTGCCGAGCTGAGGGGCGCGTGTCCGGCGCACGCGGACACGGGTTTCGCGCAGGTGCGATGCCTGCTCGCGGTTCCGAGCGCGGGCGACGGCGACAACCAGGCGGTCGTGACGTTCTATACGACGGGGACCGCCAGGCGGTGGGAGCTGCACTATGGGACCGGCGGCACCCTGGGGCTCAGGTCCTATGACGCGGGTGGCACGCTGCTGTTCGACACGGGCGATCTCGCGTACGCGGTCAACGGCGAGCTCCTGCTGGTGAGTGTCGAGTTGACGCAGGACGGGGCGGACATCGACTACGCGGTCGCCACCCTGGAGCCGGGCGCCACTTCCGGGCTGACCACCACCGGCACCCTCTCGGGGAACACGTTCGGCCGGGTGGGAGTGGTGATCGTGTCCCCGTCCGGCGGCCTAACAGGAACCGCCGTCGGCCACCTCAGTGTGCAAAACGTGGTGACGGACCTGTTCGACCTCGGGGCGCAGCTCGACGCGTGGCGCGGCGAGACAGCGGGCCGCCGCATCGAACGGCTGTGCGGCGAGGAAGGCGTCAGCTTCCGGATGGCGGGCGACCTCGACCAGACGGTGCGTATGGGGCCGCAGCTCCCGGCCACGCTGCTCACCCTGCTCACGGAGGCTGCGGATGCAGACATGGGCATGCTGTTCGAGCCGCGCGACGTGCTGGGCCTCGGGTATCGGCCGCGCGAGGCGCTCTACAACCAGGACGCGCACCTCGCCCTCGACTACGAGCAGCACGAGCTCGCCGAAACGCCGTCGCCGGTGGACGACGACCAGAGGATCGCCAACGACATCACCGTCACCCGCGAAGGCGGCAGCTCGGCGCGGGCGGTGCAGGAGACCGGCACCCTGTCCGTGCTCGCCCCGCCGGACGGGGTGGGCCGCTACCCCTCCGAGGTCACCATCTCGGTGGAGTACGACTTGGACCTGTTCGAGCAGGCCGGCTGGCGGCTGCACATGGGGACCGTCGACGAGGCGCGCGTGCCACAGCTCGCCATCAACCTCGCCCACGAATCCTTCTCGACGGACGCCACCCTGACCGAGGACGCCCGCACGCTGGAGGTTGGTGACCGCGTCACCGTCGCCAACCCGCCCAGCCAGTTGCCGCCGGAGACCATCAGCCAGATCGTCCAGGGGTACTCCGAGGTGCTCGGCAACTTCGAGCACGCCATCACCCTCAACTGCAGCCCAGAGAGCCCAATGGTGGTCGCCACCTACGACGGCGACAGCCGCTACATGCCGGTCGACACCGTCCTCAACGAAGCCCTCGACACCACCGAGACGGCCGTGGACATCACCACCCCGACCGGGCCGCTCTGGTCGACCACCGCCAGCGGATTCGACGTGATGATCGGCGGCGAACGCATGACCGTCAGCGCGGTCGGCGCCGCGGCGGGCACCGTCCAAACCCTCACCGTCACCCGCTCGGTGAACGGCGTCGTCAAGGCGCACGACTCCGGCGCCCCGGTGGCCCTGTTCCAGCCTGCGATCTACGCGCTATGAGGAGGCATCCGTGGTAGACATCCTCGTCGGGGCGGAGATCTCGGCCGACGACTTCCCTCCCGCCGTGTGGGACAGCGACACGACCGGCATCGTCCAGATCAGCTCCACCACCTTCATCGCAGGGTCGCCGGCGGTGGAGTTGAATTTCACCGCGCCCACCTCCGGCACGGTCATCTTGTCCGTGGGGATGGGCGGTAGCGACAACGGCGGCACCAACCGCATCCATGTTGCGCCGGAGGTGCGGCTCACCAACGTCTCCGGCAGCGTCGTCCTGGCGGCCGACGTGACCACCCGCGGCGTGGGGACGCCCGGGGAGGTGGGCGCCAACGTTCACCGCTCCCGGACCACGCTGCTGACTGGGCTGACCGCCGGGCAGCTGTATTACGCCCGCGTCCTCTACAAGGTGTCCGGCGGCAGCACGGCGGACATCGCCTGCCGGGAGATCTCCGTAACGCCAACGCCGCTCGGTGGCAGCTTCGCCGGACGGCCGGTGCGCGCGCTGGATTTCCCGCCGGCGGCGTGGGCGCAGAACTCGACGCAGATCAACAACCCGTCCAACAGCGGCTACATCACGGGCACGCCGGAGGTGAGCGTCACTTTCACGGCGCCCACGTCGGGCCGCGTCCTGCTCATCGTGGGCGGGGCGCTCGGCAACGGCGCAGGCGGCGACCGCATCTTCCTGTCGCCGGAGGTGCGGGAGACGAACAGCTCCGGCGACCTGGTGCTCTCCCCCAGCGTCACGAGCAGGGGCTTCGGGTCCGACATCTGCGCGGGCGCCTTCCACTACGGCTCCAGGGAGTCGGTGCTGGAGGGCCTCACCCCGGGCCAGCTCTACTACGCCGTCGTCAAATACGCGGTCGCCACCACAGACAGCGGAGGCAGCACGCAGGACATCGGCTGCCGAGACATCGGGGTGGTGCCGATCCCATGAGCATCGAAGCCGGGGACCTCGTACGGGCCGTACAGCCGACCGCGTACGTGCACGATGACACGATCATCACCGAGATAGCCAACACCAGCTATGAGACCGGCAGCCCAGAGGTGGGCGTCTACTTCATCGCCCCGCCCAGCGGCCGGGTGCGGCTCACGCTCGGCGGCGGGTTCCGCGACAACGGCGCCTCCGCCGTCGACCGGCTGTTCCTCGCCCCGCAACTCTTCCGCGACAACTCGGACGGCACGCAGGTCCTCGCCCCGTCAGTGACCATCCGCGGCTACCTCGCCGCCCGGGAGGACACCGAATTCCAGTACGGCAGCCGGGTGTCGTTCATCGAGGGCCTGACGCCCGGACAGCTCTACTACCTGCGCACCATGCACCTCACCAACGGGACCGCCCCGAACAACGCCGACATCGCCGCCCGCGACATCATCGTCATCCCGCTGCCATGACCGGCCCGCTCCCCCGCCTCGTCCGCCGCCTCCCCGTCTGGGTGCAGGCCCAGCCGCTCGACTGCATGTTCGCGCTGCTCGGCATCCTGCCCGGCGTCGCCTCGCTGGTCGGGCTGGCGTCTTCGCAGGCGCTGGAGACGCTGCTGCCGTGGTGGGCGGTCCGGCTGTGGGCGGCCATCCTGCTCGTCGGCTGCGCCTGCTGGCTCGCCGGCGCGTCCAGCGTGCGGGAACGCGACGGGCAGCTCACAGCCACCAGACTGCCCGCGTTCCTGCTCGGCCTGCACCTGCTGTCCCTGGCGTGCCTCGTCTACGGGGTGGCGATCGTCGCGCTCTCCGGCTGGGGCGGCCTGCTGGCCGCGTACCCGCTGCTGGTCGGCGCCGCAGGCCTCTACATCCGCAGGGTCGGCTTGTCGCGGAGGGGGGCGTGATGGGCCCGGACGCGCTCACGCTGCTCGGCTCGGTGCTGGCTGCGGCGCTCGGCGGCGGCACCGTGTCGGGCCTGCTCGCCTACTTCCGGGACCGGCGCAGGGACAAGGGCGAGCAGTCGATCGGCGCGGTCGGGTCTTTGGAGCGGCTCAACGACCGGCTGACGGTGCAGGTGGCCGACCTGCAAACCCTGCTGGACGAGGAGCGGCGGAAGCGCCGCGAGCTGGAGGACACGGTCGACCGGGAGCGTCGGGCCAGGCACGCGTTGGAGGCCCGTATCGCGCTGCTGGAGAAGCGCAGCGAGGAAGGAGAACCGAATGAGGCATGAGGATTCAGAAGCCGACCTGGTCGCCGCCAAGGTGGACCGGCATCCGACCGGGCCCACCGAGCCCGACGAGGAGGCCGTGCTGCGCCGCCTGTACGGCGACCCGGACGCGGACGGCGTGTATCGCGGGCGGCCGTCGTGAGCGCCCAGTCGATGCTGGCGCAGATGGAGAAGGCGCTCGGCTGGGGTGAGCCGAATCCGGTGCACCGCTGGTACGGGTCCCGCAACGGCTCCTACTTCGCGCTCGGCAGCACGCCGTGGTGTCAGATGACCATCACGTGGGCCGCTCACCTGTCCGGCAACTACGCCGCCGTCTGCCCGCACGGCGACCGCGCCTACACGGTGTGGTCGGCGGAGGACGGCGAGCGGCTCGGCCGCTGGCACGCCGGCACGGTCGCCAACATCCTCCGCCACGCGAAGCCGGGGGCGATCGTCTACATGGACTGGGGCGGCAGCAACGACCCCGACGCGGTCGACCACGTCGGCATCGTCGAGCAGGTGCTCGGCGACGGCCGGGTCCAAACCATCGAGGGCAACACCGGCAACCAGTGCAAGCGGCGCGTCCGTGGCGCCGGGGACATCGCGGGGTTCTGGAACCCGCCGTACGAGGAGGACGACATGACACGTGACGAGATCTACAAGGCGGCATGGGAGACCGACACGATGCCGGTCCCGTACGCCACCGAGGCGAACCCGACCTGGAAGCCCCGCAGCGTGCTGGTCGACCACGGCGTGAAGCTCCGTCAGATCCTGGCCCAGCTCGACGCGCAGAACGCCACCATCCGCGAGCTCGTCGCCGTGCTCGCGCAGCGCGATGACGAGATCGACGTCGAGGCGCTCGTCGCACGGATCCGGTCGGAGATCGAGCAGGTCACGATCCGGCTCGACGTCGCAGACGCCTGACCAGGCACACCGCCCGGCAGGACCCCAAATCCCCGACCTCGCGCGAGGCCGGCACCCCCTGAAGGAGGGGCTATGACACACACCCCGTACCCCGTCCCGGTCTCCGTCCGCTACCCGCTCATGGTGCGCGGGGCGGTCGCCCTCGTCGCCATGGGGCTCGCCAGGCTCGGCATCGCCCTCGGCTGGATCCCGCCCGAATGGGAGCTCACCGAGTCCGGTGTCGAGCAGCTCTTCGACGCCGCCCTGTTCGCGTGGGCGTGGTTCACGTCGCAGCGGAAGACCACCCCGGTCGCGGACCCGCGCGACAACCGCGGCCGCCCGCTCGTGGTTGCGGTTCGGGACGAGTAGTAGACCTCCCGGCGATCCGGGCGTACGGTAGCCCCGACGCCTGGGCGAGAACGCCCCCGCCCTCTCAGGAGGATCGGGGGCGTTTCTTGCTGCGAGCACGATCGGCTCGATGAGGATGCCGTCGGGCCGCGCCACACGATAAGCGAATCCGGACATCAGGTCTTACAGTGGACGTGCGAGAGCCCCGGGTATGGGGAAGCATCCCGGGGCTCTCGCTCGTTTCCGACGCACTCCGCTCAGATGGCGGCCTTCACCTTGTACGCCTGCTGCGGGGATGGCTGCTCTCCGGCGCGGAGAGCGTGCCGGAGATAGATCCACACCTTCGCGCCGGAGTGGAACGCGACCTCGATGGCGTGCTCGGGCGGCGAGTTGGGGGCCATCACCTGCACCGCCGAGATTTCCTTGCTGCCCGCGTTGGTAATGGCTGCGGCCAGGAAAGCGCCGACGTCGGCGACTCGGACGCCGTTGGATGTGTCGAGGTGCACGGGCGGGACCGCTGGGAGTGGGTCCCCTTCGACGATCTCCTCGGGCACGCTGTAGTCGTTGGCGCCGGGGGCTGCTGAGCCGATGGTGGTGAGCATCAGCCGGGCTCCGCTGGCGAGGGTGACTTCGACGGCGTTGTCGAGTCTGGGGTCGTCGGCGGGGATGCGTACGCCGGTGATGGCCGGGCTGCCTGTGAGCATGGTTTGCAGGGTGGCCTGGAACCTCATCGGGCGCATGCGCTGTCTCCTCGCGTGTGGTCGGGTGCGTGTGCGAGGCTACCGGGCTGGGGCGGCCGGTTCATCGCGACATTCCCCGATCAGCATCGAGGGCCAGGTCGTACAGCCGGTCAGCCTCGTCGCCGCCGAGCCGCTCGTAGGCGCCGTCGATGCCGTCGGCGAACAGGCTCGCTGCGTGGTCGCAGGCGGCGGCCTTGTCGAGGGCCTTGAGCACGGGGTGGGACAAGTAGCGGGCCGGGTAGTGCTGGCGGGCGTACGCGCTGCCGTCGCTCTCAACCTTGGCCAGGTGTAGGAGTGCGCAGCCCTTGTCGAGGTCGGTCATGGTCTCCCAGGTGGGGAGCGCGGGCGGGTTGGTCATCGTGTTCTCCGTTCTGCGTCGTCGTCCTGGCCTAGCTCCACATCAGGTCATGCACCTTGGCCGGGTCCTTCTGCGCCAGCAGGGCGAGCTGCAGGTGCGTCATCCCGGCCTTCTGGGCGCCCTCCCACACGAGCCTGGGGGACGCGGCGCCGACCATGAGTTGGAGGATGTCGGCGCAGTACAGCGCCATCGCGCCCGCGTCGTCGGCGTTCGCGTTGCCGACCTTCCGGGCCGCCGCTAGGGCCTTCTCGTACGTCATGCCGCTCACCGTCCGTGCCGCTTGTCGATCAGCGCGAAGTACTCGGGCGTCCCGAACTCCGGGCAGTCGCACGGGCTGTGCCTGCACAGCACGCAACGCGGGCTGCTGGTCTTGCCGGACGCGTAGTCGTCGAAGTCGGGCGACCACTTCGCGCCGAGCTGGTCGAGGACTTCCTTGGCGGTCTTGGGCTTGCTCATGAAGGGCTCCTTCCTGGTGGGTGGCTATGCGACGGAAGAGGGCGGACGGCCCATGTCCGGGCCAGGACTTACCGGAAGCGGATGCGCAAGGTCCAGTCGTGGCCCTGCCCGCACGCGCACATGGTGACGTCCTTGTGCGCGCCTTCCGTGAGCCCGGCGGGCCAGGTGAACGTCGCCTCGCGCCTGCACTTCTGGCAGGTGGCCCGCTGGACGTGAGGCTTGGTGGTGCGCATCTCCTCTCCTTCCACTGGTCGTGATGGGGCGGGTGGCCCGGCCGCGCCAGGACCGGGCCACCCGTGCGCTAGGCGGAGACGGCCTGCTTGAACCCGGCGCCCGCCTTGAACGCGGGCACGTGCTTGGCCTCGACGTGGACGGTGCCGCCCTGCGGGGTGCGCCGCTCGCCGCCCTTGCGCGGGCGGCGCTCGAACGACCCGAACCCGATGATCTGGACGGTGTCGCCAGCGGCGACCGCCTCCTGCACCGTGTCGAGCGTCGCGGCGATGATGGCGGCCACGTCCGCCTTGCTGCGGCCGGTGGAGGCGGCGACGGCGTCGATGAGCTGGGTCTTGTTCATGTGGTGCTCTCTTCCTGTGGGTGGGTTACGTCCGTTCCCTATGACCGGTCGCCCCGGGCACCCCGCCCGCCCGGTGCGGCGGACGGAGCACCCCGAACGGCCGGGTCAGGAAGCCGCCTCGACGGCAGCCCAGTACGCCTCATCCAGGTACGACACGACCGCCAGACGGCCGCCATGCACCTCGGCGACGTGCTTCTCAGCCGACCGGCGCGCCGCGCGGTCGGTCTTGTAGTGGCTGGCAGTCATCCGGCACCCACCGCACCGCCACGCCGTCTCGTCAGGATCGCGGTACGGGTTGGCCCAGATGTCGAGGCCGAACCCCCACACGACCATCCCGGCCGGGACAGTGACGGTGGCGGCCAGCCGACGAACAAGAGGTTCCACGAGCTCCTGCCGCCCGTGGACCGCCTCGTCGAAGAGGGTGCGCGCCTTGTCGAGGTTGCGGGCGTGGAGCGCGTCGGTGATGGCCTCCACGGCGGCGGCCAGACGCCCGGTCACCGCGCACCTGCCATCACGATCGGGTTGGCGGGGGCGTGGTGCTCGGTGTCGAGGTCGGCGGCGTAGACGGTGCGCCGGCAGGCGGCGCACCGGTAGACGATGGGACCGCCGTCGAGCGCCGTCGTGCAGCGCGGGCAGGTGGCGGCCATCAGAGGGCCCTACAGGTCAGCGCATGATTCGCGGCCTGCGAGGGATACGCTGTGTCGCTCGCGCCGCAACCGTCGCACTTGAAGCCCCCCCAGGGGTTCTTGTCGTTCTCCTCCCACCCGGCGGCCCTCTTCCAGGTGACGATGTTTCCGCCGACGGTCTTGTACTTGAGCTCGCTCTTCATGGACGTCTCCTTGCTCGTGGGGTGGAGCGCTCTGCTCCGTCGAACTGGTGGGGGTTTACTGGTCGGCTTCCTGCGGGCCGCGCGCCAACATCACGATCACGCTGACCGCCAGCACGCCGGTCGCTACCAGCGCCGCCACGGCGAACGGCACCTGGCCGGAGAACGCGAGGCCGAGCGTGGCCAGCGAGCCGACGACGACCACGACGCCGATCGCGGCGACCTTCGCGAACACGGCCATCAGCGCCACCCCTTGACCGCACGGTCCGCGGAGTCCCGCATGAGCTGCTTCGCCTTGCGCGGCCCAACCTCGGCGATGAGCTCCCGCCGGGCGCGCTGCTTGTCGGCGCGGGTGACGCCGAACCCGTTCGCGACGTCGGCGGTCTGGTTGCGCTTGTTGGTGGCCTGGCCCTGCCCCCTGGCGCGGGCGAGCATCTCGGGCGGCATCCGGTCACGCATGGTTGTCTCCTGTCCCGGTGGGGTGTGTGGGGAATACGGGAGCGGCTGCTCCGGGCGGCCCTCCAGAAGGTCTGGAGAGCCGGCCGCAACCACCCGCTCAGCGGTCTACGGAGGCGTCCTCTTGGAGGCGATTTCTCGGGGCTAGATCGCCGCCTGAGCGGCCCCTGAATCTAGACATTTCGCCCCTGAGATTTAGGCGATCCGCCTAATCCGTTAGGGCGCTTCGACCTGGGAAAACATCCCGCTAGGAGGGCTAGCGGGGGTCGCGGAGGCGACGGGATCAGCGCCTGTGGAGCCGGTTGAGCGCCTCGGTGAATCCCGACCGGGTGTAGCCCTGCCGGTTGGCCCCCGAGCCGCGCCCATCGCTGATCCACACCTGGCCCGGCGCGACCCCGTACGGGCGCAGCAGCCTGGCCAGCTCAGCCGGGTCGTCGACCAGGTGCGCCCACGTCTGATCCTTCGCCAGGCGGGGCAGCAGTTCGGAGGTCCAAATCTTCTCCGCCTCGCCGCACGCCGCGACGCACGCCTCCAGCAGCATCCGGCCCGGATGCGTATCGGTGACCGGCAGAGTGCCGGCGGACTCACGCAGCTTGTACGCCGTCCTCGCCAGCCGGGTCACGTCCGGATCGTCGAGGAACCCCGTCCGGCCGGTCACCGGCGTAGACCCCTCGGCGAACAGCAGACCGGAACCGCGCTGGCTCGCGTCGATGAGCTGCGCATTGTGTCCCCGCGACGCCCAGCCCTGGCCCAGAATCATGTCGCTGGCCTGCGGCGTGTTGCAGCGCAGCGCGAGCCGGATCGAGAGCAGGTCCCGCAATTCGGTGTCCACCACCTTGCCGGACGGCCGCTGCGTGGCCGCGCTGGTGAACTTCCCGACGTACCGGCCACGCGAGACGTGATCCCGCAACGCCTCGGTGATCTTCGCGCCGAACTCGGGATGCGTCGTAAAGTACGCCAGCTCATCGACATGCAGCAGCGACATCGACCAGCCCAGTTCCTCCGCCAACTCCTTCGTCAGCTTCTTGACCCGCAGCTTCGCGAGTTGCGCGCCCTTCTCCTCCATGTCCTCGATCGACTCCTGGATCATCTCCAGCAGCGCCTCCGGGTCCGGCCGCAGCACCGACCGGTGAGCCAGATCCTCGTAATCGAGCAGGTCGACACCCTTGCCGTCGGCCAGCCACAGCTCCACGCTCGGGTCCAGCGCGGCAAAACAGAGCAGGATGTTGCAGGCGACCGACTTGCCGGCTTCCGGCTCTCCGCCGACGAGCAGGGACCGGCCCGGCATGGAGAACCCCATCGGGGCGCCGCGCACGGTCAGGCCGAGCGGCACCCGCTCCGTCCACACGTCCACGGGCGTCGTGCGGCCCTTCAGCTCGCAGTCCACCTTCGGCGCGCTGAGCGGGTCTCGGTCAGGCGACCACAGCCGTACACGCCCCTCGTGGTCAGGGACCTTGTCCACGTACAGGCGGGACAAGCCGCGACCAGACGCCGCCGCCAGCCTCGCGCGCTGCTTCAACGCCTCGTCATAGGTTCCGCCGCCAGGCAGCTCGACCTCGCACATCCACGCGATGGCGTCGCGGACCACGCCAGGCGCGATCACCTTCACGTCCTCGATCCGCTTCGCCAGCTTGGCGGCCACGAACAACCTGCGCACGGCCTTGCTATTCGGGTGGGTGCCGATCCCGCGCACCACCTCGTCATCGGCGGCGACGGCGTTCTCGGCTCGGCGGCGCATCACGAACTCCGCCGCGCCGCCGGCAGACGCCGTGACGCCGAGCAGGATCGCGGGGGCGCCCCACCACGGCCAGTCCATGAACAGCCACAGGCCCAGATCACCGAGCAGGCCCGCAGCGAGCGCACCCAGCGACACCTTGCGCCGGCGAGCGCGCTCCTGTGCGACGAACTCCGGCTTCGACGCCAGCGCCTGCTCATGGTCGGCGGCGGTCACCCACCGCCACCAGGCGCCGGCCGCCCGGCCGAGCCCGATCGACCCGTAGGCGACGCTGGCGCGGGTGGCCTTCGCCCCCACCCGCAGCAGCCCGCCGTGCTCGTGCCGGATGACGTCCACCTGCCGGGCGATCGGCGCGGTGACGACGGTGATGGTGCGGCGGGGGGACCAGACGCGGGTCGGCTCAATCGGCGTGACATCGGCGTGCCCGAGTAGGGCGAGCTCGTGGCCGTCCGGCATGTCCTCCTCCTGTTCCGGGTCGTCGGGGTGGGGCGGGTAGAGCGGCGGGGCGTCCTCCGGCTTGGGGACGATCCGGAGGCGGCGTTCGGGCTGGTTCACGCTCGTATCTCCAAGCGGTTGATGCGCACCGGGTTGAGCGCGACAGCGGCGGCGAGCCAACTCGCGCCTCCCGCGACTGCGAGGAGCAGGTGGTAGAGGCCGGTCCTCATGGCCGCGACCAGGATGACCAGGACCACGCCGGCGACGGCTTGGATGGCGAGCCAGGCGACGCGCCGTAGTCCGGCCGCGCGGAGGGCGGCGAGGGCTTGGCTGGGTGTGGGGGTGGTTTCGGGTGTCGGGACGTCGGGGCGGACGGCACACAGGGCCAAGCCGATGCCAGCGAAGAGGGCGAGGAGAACGATGGCAGTCATGGTCAGCCCCGCTTCCTGGACTGGAGCGCATGCCGGGTCCGGCCGTCCATGTCGGCCTGCCACTCGCGCGCCTTCTTGGCCCCGTACTGGGGCGAGCACTTGCCGACAGTGGCCAGCTCGGCACCGGACGGGATACGCCGCTCGACCTCGACAACCTTCTGCCAGTGCGCCCACATGGCGGGCGTGGCGCCGGTTTCATCGCTGGTTTCGATCGGGGTTTCATCGGCGGTTTCATCCGCGCGCCCGTCCGTGATCTCCGCAGACGTCTCCTGGGCGTCGCCGGGCAGCAACTCCAGGACGGCGAGCGCATCCGACTGCGCCCGAATCAGGGTGGCCTGCGCGGCGGCGAGGTCTCCGCGCGCCCGGCCCGCCATCCGGTCGGCGTCCGCGAGGATGCGGTCGCGGTGCATGCCCAGCATCGCGGCGGCGGGCGACTGCTCGCTGTACCGGACGGCCCAGCGGAGCGCCTGCCACGTCTCCCGACGCCACAGCAGCCAGCGCAGCCCAGAAAACTTGGGGGCGCGCGGGTCGATGAGCCCTTGCGCGCGCAGCACCTGCCGGTGCTGGTGCCGGGAGTGGATGGCCCACAGCCACGGCGACAGCACGCTGGCCGCGCCGAACATGACGGCCAGGTCGCTCAACGACCAGTCCGGCGAGTAGTGGTGGTAGTTGAGCGCGCCCACGCCGCCGGCGATCCCGTAGGAGGCGAGCCGCAGCCGCATCACCGAGTCGCCTTCGATGAGGGCGACGTGGGCGTGGTAGCCGACGTAGATGGCGATCGACTCGATGACCGCCGCGGCGCCGAGCGCGCCCAGCAGCGGCCAGCCGAACGGATCGGCCTGGAAGGCTGTGACCTGGCCCATGATGGCGACGACGTTGACGCCGACGATGGCGCCGACGAGGACGAAGGCGTGCCACCAGCGCTGTGCGCGGGCCTGCCAGGCGGCGATCCGCTCGCGGCGTTCGGCGCTGCTGCGAGTCTTGCGGTCGCGCTTCCGTTCGGCGCGGAGCTGGTCGCGTTCGGCGGCCCACTTCTCCTGGTCGCGCTCGCGGGCGCGGCGGGCCTCCTCCCGGATCCGGTCACGCTCGACGCGGGCGAGCTCGTCGGCGGCCTGCCGTTCGGCGCGCGACATCTTGGCGGGCGGCGGGTGGGCGGCCGGGTGGCTGCCGTTCACCCGCTCGGGCTGAATCGTGTCCATGGCTCTGCTTTCTGGTCTGTGGGGTTGGTCGAGGTTGGCGCCCGCCCCCGGCTCGCTCCTGGGGGATGCCGGCTGCCTGGCGGCTCCGGTCGGGCTGCGGCTGTCAGGGCGCTACAGACTGAGGGCGCCGCGAATCTTGTCGTCGAAGTACTCGCTGATAAGGGGCGTGTCGCCGTATCCGTCGACGACCTCACGGAGGGCCTCGTCCCACGCCTCCTTGCTGAGGTGCGAGTACGCCGGGTCGCTGGCCATGGCGGCGAACACCTGGGGGGCTTCTTGGAGGGCTTCGCTCATCTTCTGGAGGAGCAGGCCGTCCAGGATCGCCTCGATGTCGGCGGCGGTGTCTTGGCCGAACTCGTGGTCTCTCCAGCAGTCCGCTGCGGGCTGGTAGGCGGGCAGGGGCGGCATTCCGGGCTTTCCGAACATGGGTGTTCCTCCGTTGTGTTTGCTCCGGGCGGGCTGGTTGGGGCTAGCGGCGGTACCAGGGGATGTTCTTCTCGGCGTCGAGCACGGCCCTGTTCAGGCGCCGGTATTTGGGGGTCTCCTCGCGGATGCCCGCCGCCTCCTCCCGCTCCTGGTTCGCGTGCAGCGAGGCGAGCGCGTCCTTGTACTTCTTGACGGCGGCCCTCTGCTCGTCCTTGCTCTGGCCCATGTGGTTCTCCTTCAGTCGGTCGGGCTCGGTGGATCAGAGGCGGTTGACGGCGGCCTGCATCTCGGCAAGCTCGGCGTCCACCAGGGCGAGCAGATCCTCAGCCGCCGTCAGCCGCGCCCGCTCCGTCGCGACGGCGGACCGCTCGACTTCGAGCAGCGCGCCCTCAACGCCGGTCACCGCTTGTCCAGCGGCTTCGACGGGGTGGACTTGGCCGGCATCGCAGAGTCGTGCTTGTTCAGGTTCTTGAGCTTCTTGGCGAGCTCTTCCGCCTTGTCCTTCGGCGGCGTCACCGCTTGCCCGCCTTGCTGTCGCACTTCGTGCAACCCGGGTGCGTGCAACCGCTCCGGTCCATCAGCGGACGCGTGCCAGCCGGCCGCTTCGCGTTCGCCTTCAGCGTCTTGTCGAGCGTCTTCAACGCCTCGTCCGCGGTCATTCACGCCACCGCCTGCGCGGCGCGGGCCCGGGTGACCGCGGACAGGATCGCCACGGCGTACGCCTCCGCCTCCTCCAGCGACACCGGCACGAACCGGTTCCCCGTCTCGTCGTGCAGCGTCACCAGCGGGTCCAACCCGTCCAACTGCGACAGGTCGACGAGCTGCAGCGGCGCCAACTCGGTCGGGATGCTGGCGACGGGCGTCCAGTGGCTGCGCTGGCCGGCGGGCTCGCCGTCGTGGTCGGACGTGCACCAGGTGGGGCACGGCTGCTCCGGCATGCGCGGGAGCGGGACGAACATCGTCGTAGACTCGGACACAGATCTCTCCTCCTGGGCGACAGGTGGGTGTGGATCGGATCCCGGGTCAGGCGTTCGCAGCGCCTGACCCGGGCGTTTCTGGAGCTAGGCGAGGACCTTGCCGAGGAAGATGGCGAGCTGGTCGGCGCCGTGCAGGATGCCGTCGAACGCGCCGTTGACGGCGCCCGCGGCCTGGGCGGGGCGGGTGAACAGGAAGAACAGCACGAAGATGACGGCGAGCCACGTGAGCGGCTTCTTGAAGCGGGACATGCTCGGTCCTTTCCGAGGACAAATGGTTGAAGGCCGGGATGAGGTCGACTCAAATGCGCTCGACCGCGAAGGTGAAGCCGGGGGCGGGGAACCGGAGGTGGAGCTTGGTGACCCTGTCCTCCATTGCGGGCGCGGTGGCGACCCGCTCGAAGTAGACGAAGTCGCTGCGCTGGCCGTCCTCGACCTGGTAGACGGTGATTCCGAACATGACAGGACCTCCGGTCAGGCCGCGCGACGGGCGGGAGCGGCGGTGAGGATGGCGACGGCGGCGCGGTGGTAGCACTGGTGCTTGCCGCGCTGTCCGGCCGGGCAAGTGCAGCCGGAGGCGTGCACGAGGTAAGTGACGGTGCCGTCGGACGAGACGGCGGTGTAGGTGCCGGGCCGCTTGGTGGGGAGGATGGCGCCCTGCTCGATCAGCTCGCGCGCCCGGTCGACCTGGTTGGGCTTGAACTCGTCGAGGTTGACCTCGACGGCGATAGCCCACCGGCCGCCGGTCTTGACGGCGTCGAGCCGGCCGGTCTGGGCCCAGCGGCGGATGGTGCGCGGGGAGACGCTGTAGGCGGTGGCCGCCTCGCGGCTGCTGATCGAGATAGGCTGGACCATTGGGTCCTCCTCCTGTTGACGCAGGTGGTGGATCAAGGCCCGTTCCGGTGTTGACGCACCGGGGCGGGCCGTCTTGCTTGGTCGAACAAGCACAACCGTACCCACCACAGGTGCACCCGTCAAGCTGATCGGTGCACCCATTTTCAGCGCGCCCCCGACACCGGTACACTTGAGCACATGACCGACACCCCGCCGCGCCCCCGACCGCTCGCCATGAGCGACATAGCCGCCCTGCTCGGCGTCAGCACCAACACCGTCAACGCCTGGCGCAAACGAGCCGCCGGCGCCAAACAGGTCGAACCGCTCCCCCCGCCGGCCGGGAAAGTCGCCACCAAAACCGACTACTGGTGGGAAGACGACATCGTCGAATGGGCACGCCGCACCGGCCGACTCAAGGAAGCGTGAGCCGACGCGACACCGCGCCCCGCGAGACACCTCGCGGGGCGTTCCGCATCCCACCGACAGCGCGGCGACCTGCCGCAACGAACCCATGCTTCAAGCCAACCGCCCACACCGCGCGACCGCATGGGCAGCAGCACGCCGACCCAGCACCCCTCGCCAGAGCTAACCGAACGGCGATAGTGCCACAACCACCAGTTAGCTAGCATCAGGGCTCACCCGCCAGCCCTGGACAGCCCACCAAGGGACACCCATGGAAGTCGTGGACCGCTGGACCGGCCGCCACGCGGCCGCCCTCCAAGCCGCCCTGAGGATGACGCACGACGAGTTCGCCGAACGCCTCGGCGTCGGTCGGCGCACCGTCGCCTACTGGCATGGCAACCAGGACGCAACACCACGCCCAGAGCTGCAGCGCGCCCTTGACACACTGCTCGACCGCACGACCTCGGGCGAACGCGCGCGCTTCGCCCACCAGCTCAACGACGCCGCACGCCCCACCGGCGAACCCGTCGCACTCACCGTCGCCATCGCCGTCGTCGTACGCGGCGGCGACGTCCTCCTCGTCTGCCGCCGCGACGACGCAGCTGGCCTTCGCTGGCAGTTCGTCGCCGGCATGGTGAAACCAGGCCAGCAGCCCGACAGCGTCGCCGTCCGCGAAACGTTGGCCGAGACCGGCATCCACTGCACCGTGCAAGAGCACCTCGGCGGCCGACTCCACCCGGTCACCGGCGTCCGCTGCGAGTACTACCTCGCCGCCTACCTGGCCGGCGAAGTCGAGAACCGGGACGCCGACGAAAACGTGTCCGTGATCTGGGTGCCGCGTGACCAGCTCACGAAGTTCGTCGCCGCTAACCTGATCTACCCGCCGGTCCTGCACGCCCTGGAGAAAGAGCACAGCCCGTGA